ATTTAACTCAAAACAAACCACAACAACAACATAAAACAACAATACATGCAACGCAATGGAAACAATCAGAACAGACAACAGAACAACGCAAGGGGACAGAACAATGGCAGAGCTAACCCAATCAATGGAGCTCAAATTATACCAAGAGAGAACAGACCAGCTATGGGCGAATTTCGAGAATTTATTAGCGACAGAACAAAGAATGCTCGCGGACCGAAACTTGAAGTTAGTGGAAACTCAATTTCAAAATTCTACTCAAAGAAGCACTTCGGTCCTGAAGCACGGGAGGTTCTTCTAAAGAAATTTGAACGATTTGGCAGGAAGGAAACCGGTGAGCTTAAGAATTTCGGACTCGGAACTGAAGATCATCCACACCCTTTGGGTGCAACCAAACGGGCCATGCACAGTGACCTAATTTGGTGCGCATACCATAAAACAGGGTTAGGGATGGATTTGGGGACGTCAATGATCCGTGCATCGGGGATGTACGATGAACCACGTAAAGTGGAAGTGCGCCGAGGAGCCGATTGGATACTTTATGATCAAATTGAAGTACCAACTTTAGATAGAATGATATGTGTCACACCAAAATTAGGTTTTAAAGACCATGTAAGAGTCGTCAATAACATACCACGAGGTGTTGAACATATACAACCCTACACCAATAGGAACAGATGTGATTGTGTAACAGGGTTGTCAGCAGGTTGTGTTAACTGCAACCAAATACCCGACTTCACCGTAGCAACAGACTCAGCTTATTACCCAGGAGTTATTAATAAGATAGTAGAAAACATAGTCAAGGCGGATTATTTAGGTAAAGGCTATGTTATTCTAAATGACTTCCATAAGGCATACACCAAAACTGGACAATTGAAAGGTGAAACCTGCGATAAAGAATCCAAATATGAAATATATAAAGGAAAGCAGGGTGAAACAAGAGTAAGAATGTGGGTTAGAGGTAATGATTCACCATATGATCATCAAATATTGAACACAGGGGGACATGACTCCTGGAATACAATAATGACTATTAAAATAGCCGGTGTTGAACAGAATGTGATAGTCACGTTCCACCGTATTGATGAAACCATGGATAAAGATTTACCTTATGCAACATTTACTCTTTATGTGCGACCCATACCTAAAAATGAAAATGGGGTCGACATGGCTGAGGAGATTGAGGATATACATATCCCACACATGTCAGGATTATGGGCAACCGTGCCATTCGAAAAGGATGTACCGGCTTATTCATATGAAGACAATAAATATAAAAAGATTCTTGATGGTATAATAGATAAGAATCCTATTGAAAAGCAATTGAGAATATCTGAATCACATAATTTGAGCATTCAATCCAAGCAGCTGGTGATTGATTATTGTAAGCAGAGCGAGGAATTTGTGTCCAGCCTACGCCTCTGGGATTCTATCATGTTCGAATGGAACAATTTCGTGTCAGCATACGAAACCAACGAACGCATTGCTACTGTCGTAAGGGAGGATGGTAAACTAGATATCATCTGTGAGATCTACAGCACAAAGGTACTGGGACTCACCACCAAATTTAAAAGTCATAAATTGGTGGCCTCGCTTGATTCTGTGTTGAAAGCTTATATACATCTAGGAAATAAGAAAACACTGGATTCACTTACCAACGCCTGTTCACTATACCAAAAAGAAATCGGAGAAATATTCGGAATGGAGGGTGTAACAGGAGCTCACGACGCATACCTCATTGCAAGGGTAATACGAGCCCAGCAAGAGAGAAGAGGGCAAGCTGTGTTTGAGGCAAGCTCAAGCATAGCAGGTGTAAAACGGAAATAAATGCCCTTTTGCGGTGTCGTAACGGACACCGCCACTGGCCCAGGAACCGGGCCAATGTTAAGCCTGTTGAGTAGCTGTGTGACGTGCCCAGAGAGACTCGATTATACAAAATTGGGTGTACGTTGCACAGAATTTCGGATAACCGATGACTACAAAAGACAGATAGCAGGTTCTTGTGAGAAGTTGGATTCAGAACATGTAGGAGCTCACCAAATATTTCCTATACTTCACCATCCAAATTTTAGAACACCAACAGTAAAACATCACTGCCCTAAAACGTCTGTTGCATCATCGTTACGAGCTTGCTCTAACAATGTTGAACCAGACCCAAAGGTATTTGTGAGTTTTGCTGAATATTTCCGGTCAATTTTCATGCCTGAACTAATGAAATTGTATGAGCAATCAGACCGGCATATGAGCTTTGAGGAGTGGATAGTAGCATACCGACTCCAGTACCAACAGGAAGTCCGCAACGGGATGAAGCCTGAGAGCACATCGAACCTTACGGGTGATCGTGCTGAAGCTTTTTCTAAAATAGAGCTACAAATTACAGAGGTGATTAATCAGCTGAAAGAAACAAATGCTAATAAAGTCAAAGAACGCCAAATATGTGGAGCATCAAAAGCAGCCAAGTTCGTTAATGCTTGTTTTGATGTAATAGCCAAAGTTTTGTTAAAATTAATGAAGGATGCTAGCGGATTTAAGAATTTTATTGACACCGCGAAAACCTTTGATGATTTTGAAACAATGTTTGGGCTGTTATCTTGGACAGAAGCAGACGGAAGTGGGTTTGATATGTCGCAACTGCGTGAACACAACGAACTGATGAATGAACTCTTCGAGGCATGTGCCAAGAGTTTTCGGACCACCTGGGATGATGTGCTAGACAAAGAAATTCTTATGAAAGTCTTGAGAGATCGATTGATCCTCAAGGTTTCTATGGAAAGAGGTAATGTCAAGTACACCACAGAAGGTAGAGCATCAGGTGACGGATGGACAACTTTAGGTAATACTATTTTAATGATAGCATATTACCGTTACACGTTGTATAGAGCCCAGGTTAAGGATTGGGCTATGCAGGTTAAGGGCGATGATGTGGTCTTAGGAGTCTTATCTAAGGACACAAAAGCAGTGGATGTTGCCCACAAGGAGTTCTTTGCTTATTCCAAAGACCCCAGCCAACATGGTGGAGGTCAAATTAGTGAACCACTCGTTTGGAAAAGAATTGAGGATTGCAGCTTTCTGTCTAATCATTTCTTTAGGACAAAAGACGGGAAGCTTAGAGTGGTCAGGATTCCCCATAGGGTGATCCAAACATTATCTTGGTCCACAAAGTTACCCAAAGGGTCAAAAGGATCAAAAAGGGAAGATATTCGACAGCAGCTCCTATATAGTAAAGGCATGTGTCTTAAAGCTTGGGCACATGACCTGCCGATTTGGGGAAAACTTAGTAAGAAGATGATAGAGTTGGGTAAGTTTGGCCCCCATAGTGAGTATTGTCAGTATGCAGATGCGCCAAGAGTTTGGAAATCAAACTCAGATGATTATGATGCATATTTGACATACCTTGAAGAACGTTTCGGTCTGACGAAACTAAGCGTGCAGAGTATTGAAGCCAAGATTGAGTCAATCACAACCCTGTCAGGGGTAATTGAGATTCCAGAACTTGAGATGTTTTATGTGTAGTTGACGTGGGCTTGGTCTAGCGAATGACCTTAAACTGCCACATTTAAAAGATAACTGTGAAC